CCGCAATTAGAATGCGGCCATGGAATCAATTCACACAATACGCGCAAGGGCCAAGGCTCACAAGATAACCATGTCTGCGGTGTGCGATGAGGCTGGCATCCAGCAGTCCCAAGTCAGCCGGTGGCTGTCTGGAACTGTGGAGCCATTGTGGACATCAGTCAATCAATTGCACTTAGCGCTTGAGAAACTAATCGACAAATCACCAGTCATTGTCGATTGAGGCAGCAGCTGGCGCGGCCTTGCCGGCCACCACGCCAAAGTCACTGGCCGCTGATGGCTTTGCACCACCCAGCGAGTCACCCTTTGACAAAAGCATGATGTTGTTGAGGCCATACGACACGCCTCGATTACCCGCCTGGTCATAAGCATACGCATTCAAAGACACGCGGCCATAGTCGCCAGAGACAATATCTTGTGATCCAAGAATGTCATGGCCATGGGCATCCACCGCACCAGGCTTGTTGGTGCTTTTGGTGTTGAAAAAGTAATGACCTGCATATTCAGCACTCAGTGGTGATCCATCCGACTTGGTTTCACTGTCGCCATCACGCAAGGGATTGCGGATGTTTTTCGGAATCTTGTCTCCAAACTTGGCTGTCAACGCTTCTTTGGCTGCGGCCTTTAACTGGGCCACAGTTTCAGTGTCGGTCTTTGGGACCAACACTTGCGTTGAGAACTCTTCTTTGCCGTTCATCTCATTCTTACGCGCTGTGAGTGCTGAGAAATAAGAGAAGCGAACTTTACCGGTTACGACTCGTGTCATGGTTTTTTCCTTTTAAGGGTTTAGGGTTTTACGTTTCTGTCGTCAAACAGAAATTGCACTTTAGCACAAATCCAGATATGATCGCAACAACTTAAAACGAGGAAACCGAAAATGCAGCTATTCCCCCATCAGCAGGAAGCCAAGTTCTTCTTGCTGTCCAGGCGCAGGGCCATACTGGCCGACCAGCCACGGGTTGGTAAGACGCTACCCACAGCAGCTGCTGCACTTGAAAATCTCCCAGCCCTGATCGTTTGCCCAGCTATTGCCAAGACAGTCTGGGAGGCGGCCTTTGCTAGGCTGGCCCCCAAGACTTCAGTCCACGTCATCAATGGGAAACGCGATGCTGCACTGCCAAATTCAGCCGATGTGACCATCATCAACTACGATGTTTTGCAATATGCGCAAACGGATTTGGACAGATATAAGACCCTAGTTCTCGATGAGTGCCACAGAATTAAGAATCCAAAGGCCCAAAGAACGAAGGCCGCAATGATGGCCATGAAAAAGATTGGCCATGTCTATGCATTGTCTGGCACACCCATCCCAAACAGGCCCATTGAGCTGTGGCCCATACTGCACGGCCTTGGCATCTACAGAGGTGGCTGGTACGACTTTGCGGCCCGTTACGCAAAGATGTGGAACGCGCCATGGGGCTTGGACACATCAGGCGCCAGCAACTTGCCAGAGCTAAAAGACTTGATGAAGCCCCATGTGCTGAGACGCAAGAAGGAAGACATCTTCAAAGACTATCGTGACCCACAGGTCTCACTGATCACCTTTGATCTGGCCAATGACAAGCGTGAGCAAAGTTTTGATGCCGATGCCTTGATGGCAAACCCCAATGCCTTGCTGGCCTTTGAAGGCTTGGCAGAGATCATGCGCGAGGCCGGTATGCGCAAGGTGCAATACGCTGCCGACTTCATCGATGACTTGCTCCAGGCCAACGAGCCAGTGGTGGTCTTTGCGCACCATAAGGATGTGGTCCAAGCCCTGCAAGATGAACTCAAGGTCCACAAGCCCGTGGTCATTACCGGTGAAACGTCAGGACCGAAGCGCAACCAGGCGCTTAAAGACTTTCAGTCCGGCAAGACCAACTGCATCATTGGCAACATTGCAGCCATGTCTGAAGGTGTGGACCTATCGGCTGCCGACACCATTGTCTTTGTCGAATGCACTTGGTCCACATCAGCACTGGAGCAGGCCAGTAGCAGGGTCGAGAACATCAACAAATCTGGCATCCCACCCGTCATCTACATTCTGACCATCAAAGCAAGCCTGGACCACAATGTGCTGGCCAAGGTTTTAAAGAAGCTCAATGTCGTCAATCAAATCATTTAACCAGGAGAAACCATGCAACATGAAACCCGAAAACACGCCCGACTCTCAGCATCCAAAACAGACCGCTTCATGTCTTGCCCTGGCTCATACCGGCTTGAGTCCCTCATGCCTTACGAACCCGCAGGCGAGGCGGCTGCCATTGGCACAGCGATCCATGAACTGTCTGAGATCATCCTGTCTGGCAAAGAAGTGCCAGCTGGTACTGACAAAGATCAAGTGGCTATGGCGCAATCTTACGCAGACTTTGTGAACACTTTGGTCGAAAATCCGCGTAAAAAACTGATTGAAGTCAATTTAGACGAAGGCTTAAAGTCTCTGCACCCAGCGCTTGGTGGCACAGCTGACGCCATCCTGGTCGATGGGGACCATCTTCATGTTATTGATCTGAAGACGGGCCGTGTGGCCGTTGACGCAAATGAGAACAAGCAGCTGCTGACCTATGCCCTTGGTGCAATGCGCCAGCTCAAAGCGCCAAGCAGCATCACCTGCACCATGCACATCTTCCAGCCGCGGGTTGGCCACAGCAAGTGGACAGTGTCTGGTAACTACTTGAACTTGCACGGCAGGCGCTTGCTTGAAGCAGCCGAGCTGGCGCTGACTTCAGACGCGCCCACAAACCCAAGCCCAGATGCCTGCCGGTACTGCAAGGCCAAGACCATCTGCCCCAGTATGCGCGAGAAGGTCCAAGAGGTCGCTAGGAACGATTTTCTGCCTGACACCACAGTCACCCCTGAGATGCTCGATGACGCTGTCCTGATGGCCGCATGGGCCGATGCAGTGCAGTCTGCTGCCAAAGAGCAGTTGACCAGTGGCAAGTCAATCCAAGGCTGGACCATGCGCATTGGCCGCAAGACCAAATTCTGGAAGGATGAGGCGCTGGTCCAAGAAGCATTCAAAGACTTGCTGATTGCATGGGAGCTTAAAAGCCCCAGTGCCGTCTTGAAACTTGGTGTCGAAGTCAGCGAAGACCTAGTCGGTGAGAAGGTGGCTGCATCTTCCCTAGTCAAAGAAAAGTCCAAGGAATAGAATCCAAACCTCACGCCAAAAGAAAAGACCTGATAGCGCGTAAACGCTACCAGGTCAAAGGTCAATCTCTCATGGCAACTTACAAATGAAACCCCAACTTAAAGGAATTTCAGTGCCAACTATAACTGAAACACCCCTGCCAGACACGTTCAGCCAGTCCCAGTCTGTCGCCTGCAAGATAGGCGCTGTCGCCCCTGATGCCGTCTTCTGCACGTTTGCCCTGCAAGGCAGCAAAAAGATTCCATTCAAGCGAAGCGGCCAAGGTGTTGCCCGTGACACTGACCAGACAGACCTCTATAGCTCTGAAGACATCTGGGCCATGGACTCATGCCCATTTGGCCAGTACCTCGGCCTAGTCCAGCAGCGCCCCATCATCTCCGCATCAGGCAACTTTCTGGTTTGCCTCGATGTGGACATGAAACACGCATCTGGCCCCACCAACGTGGCCATCCAGCGAATGGCCAAGTACGTCAAGGCCAACAACATGCTGACCGAGGTGTCAGTCAGTGGCCGTGGCCGCCATGTGTTCCTTTGGGTCCAGCCACCCAAAGAAGCTGACCTGGTGTTGCCCAAGTACAAACTTGGTGGTGGCCAAGAGCTTGAGGTATTTGGCCTCCCAAACAGTGCCGGCAAGTCAGTGCTACTGAGTGGCAATGCCGTGGTCGGTGAATTCCAAGAGGCCGTAGACCTCTACGATTTACTCAAAGACTGGGGCATCATCGAGCAGCACCAGCTCCAAGAGCCAAAGCCTGCACCAGTGGCCACACAATCATTTGACTTCACCCAATTAGGCTCAAGACTGGAAGACAGCGACCTTGATCGTGCGGTCAAGGCTTTGCACCATATTTCCCCAGACTGCGACTATGACCAGTGGATTGAGCTGGGCCAAGCGCTGCACACAGAGTTTGGCGAGGCTGGCCTTGGCCCGTGGATGACATGGTCCATGGCCGGCAACAAGTTTGCAGGGACCAAAGACATTGAAGTCCACTGGAAGAGCTTTCACCAGGGCAAAGGTGTGGGGCTTGGCACACTGTTCAAGCACGCAAAGGACTGTGGCTATGAGCCACCCACCAAGCAGACCGAGCGCAAGTCAGCCGTGGAAGACTTTGCTGCGGTCATTGGCCAAGCGCCAGCCACAACCGAGGCACCAGCCCCACAAGGCTGGCCAGAGCGCCAGCTGTCCATCGGCAACCTCAAACCCATCCGCTACATGGTCAAAGGCTTTTGGGCACACAGTTTCATGGTGCTGGCCGGTCAGCCTGGCATCGGCAAGACCACAGCTGTCATATCCTTGTGCATGGTCATGGCAGGCTTACAGGCCAAGGACTGTGAACTTACAGCCACCAAGAAACGTAAAACAATCATAGTGACTGAAGACTCGGACCAGGTCGAAAGGACTCTCACTGGATATTCACGCCATTATGGGATTAGTGCCAGTGAACTCGCCAATTGGTTTGTCATCATTGACGCCAAGAGGTCTAATGTCAAAGATTTACTTATGCTTGCACATAATGTCATTCACCACACAATAGATAATGTCCGGCCATTATTGGTATTAGATACTGCTAACGCCACAATGGATATTGATAATGAGAATGACAACTCTGAAGTAGGTAGCTTTATTGCAGCCCTAAAACAAACAATCTATATCCAACTGGACACGCCAGTGTGCATCATCACACACACCAACAAGACCATCAGTAAGTCAGACTCAGATGCCACAGCCCGTGGAGCATCAGCATTCACCGGTGATGCAACCCTGACCGGTGTTCTTTTTGAAGACGAGACCAAGACCCGCTACATGCGCCTGGTCAAAACCCGCTACCAGCCCAACTTCAGAGAAATCAAATTCAACTCAGATGTCTTTGCCGACACAGTCCTCGATGAAGACGGGGACATCCAAGAGCAGATGGTTCTTTTGGTCGTGCCAGCCAAGTCCTCGGAAGATGACCGAAGGCAGGCAGCCAACGACCGGCAGAACGACAAGAAACAACAACAGGTCCAAGATGCCGCAGACGCTGCCTGCAATTTTGTCCAGTCCATCATCAACGCCAAAGGCGCGGTCATCATGCGCAGAGGCTCTGGCCGGCCAAGTGTCCCAAAAGAAATGCAATCAATGCACCAGCTGGAGTGGGCTGACATCTACCAAGCAGTGCCAATGGCCGACCAAAGCTATGCGAGACGGGCCGTCAGCAGTGCCATCTTCCAGCGCTTTGCATTGGACCAAGTAAGCTCTGGATGGGTTCAAATAAAGTAAACCGGTAAACCGGTAGTAAACCGGTAGTAAACCGGTATACCGGTTTAGATAATGGCAGGTCTGTTGGTATAAGTGGGGGTCTTTAGACCCACTTATCCACAGGCCAATCTGGTCAGTTTTGATGGTCAGAAAAGTAAGGCGGTAAACCGGTAGATTTCCTTTGTCCATACCGGTTTACTTTTCACTGTTTTTGGAGGTTTTAGATGGTCCAACAAGTTGAGCAGTTATCCACAGGTTATCCACATTCTGAGGAATTGGTCGAAGATGAGCGCGTTTTCTGCCATCAGTGCAGTAAAGCGGTAGAAGTGGAGCAGCGCCAGTCCATGCCAGCCGAGCAGATGGAAAGGCACAGGAAGGTCAACGCAAAACCATTGCAGTGGATGTTTGACCAGGCAAAGGTTAAAGGTGGATGGGCAACAGTCACATGGTCCGAACACCAGTGCGGCCAGACCGGCCTTGCGGCATTTCCAACCGATGTCAAGCACCGGTGTCATATGTTCCAAGCCAAAGCCTCGGCAGTAGAATCCGAGGAATGGTGGTTGACTTAAAACGCAAACGAAAAAGCATTGAACACATTGACCAGGTCAAGGTGGTGCAACACTTTCGAGCGTTCTATCCGGACATCATCATTGCGGCAATACCTAATGGGGGCGACAGAACGGCCTCAGAGCGCGTCAGATTGCATTCTGAAGGGGTATTGGCAGGGATGCCTGATCTTTGTGTCCTAGAGCCTAAAAACGGGTTTCATGCGCTGTTTGTGGAGATGAAGACCAAGGCCGGAGTGGTCTCAGCCAAGCAAAGCGCTGTAAATTTGCAGTTAAATGCAAAAGGGTATCGAGCAGTGGTCGCTAGATCAGCTGCCGAAGCAATCAAAAAAATCGAGGAGTATCTGAATGGCACGCAACTCACTGGCTGAAATAGCCGACCAAGGCGCTGCAAACATTGCAGCAGCACAAGCCAGAAAAGCTGAAGTCAGCCTGGCCAACAAAGCTATCCACAAATTTGGTGGTGAGGATGCCGTAATCGAATTCATTGCATCGGGCGGCACGATCTCCGCACTGTGCAAGCTATTGGGGGTCGGGAACACCACGTTTGATCGTTGGCTGGAGAAAGGTGGCGAGACGCGCAGGACCGCCTACGCACGCGCACGTGTGCGCGCAGGGCAGAGTTTAGCAGAGCAAACCATCGATATTGCAGACGCTGCCACACCTCAAGAGGCGCAGGTGGCCAAGCTACGGGTGGACACAAGGCGCTGGCTGGCCTCCAAGCTCTCTGAAGAGTTCAGCGACAAGCAGCA